ATGATCGAATGCACGTTGATTTATCGGAACAAAGATGGCGTGGCGTCCGACTCACTACGATTCAAAAAGCAACTGCAAGCGCTCCCTCGCGTCGGGGATCTAATCATGTGGTCGAATACCGATCCAGCATTTATCGTGACGCAGGTTGTCCACTTGTTAGATCAAAGCGGTTACGGGAATGAGATATTGGTGTATTACCAATCGCAATCGTAAAAAGCGCCGACAAAAAGCCGCCCCATTCTTGAGGCGGCTTTATCACTTAGTCGGCGTTACCTTTTGACCGCGACGCTTTCGAACGTAGATTTCCGTCGTCGTCACGCTCTTGTGGCCCAGCTGTCCTTGCGCCGCCCTCACCCCTTCGGAATCGGTCTTGTCCGTGCCTGCCTTGGCGCGCAGGTCTCGGAACTGGAACTCAGCAAACGGAATTCCGGCATCTTCCCTCGCCTTGTCGAACCTGCTCCGCAAGGTTTCATAGGTGAGCGGCTGGCCCTCTTCGTTCACCAGCAGGCGCGTTGTCGTTACTTTTCCGACAATACTTCTCTTCCTGGCCAAGATTTTTTCGACAAGCACCTTCAGCTCCCCCGATATTTCGATGCGCACCTTGCTGTTGGTCTTGTTCTGCGTCACCTCGATGGCGCCCTCGCGGATGTGCTTCTCGTCCACCTTGAGCACGTCGGCCACCCGGCCACCGAGCAGGTATGCCAGATCCATCGCCTCGCGCAGCACCTGGCCGCTCTTCTCCCATACCAGAGAATACATGTCGTCATAGACATAGACGTCCCGCCCCTCCTCGCGGAACGACTTGATACCGGCGCAGGGATTGGGCAAATCGGTCAGCCCCTCGGCCCGTGCCGCATTCCAGACGTGCGAAATCAGCGCCTTGTCACGATTGGCCGCTACGCGCCCTTCGTCGCCCTTCACCTCAAGCCCCTTTTCGCGCAAAGAATCCTGCCGCTTCTTGCTACGCCAGGCCATGTACTGGCGGACGTGGATCGGCTTGATTTCTTCGAGCGGCGCCGGTGGATTGTCGAAAAATTCGAAGAGGAACGGGAACTGCCGCAGCTTCTCACGCCTGGTCTTTGGGCTGTTATCCAGCATATATTTCTGCTGATACACCTCGCAGGCATAGCGGAAGGTCACCACCTTGGACACGGTGGAAGGCGGCATCGCCTCCAATTCGGCCCACTTCCGCACGGCCTCGACGTAGTTAGAGCCGAGCGGAATCTCACGACGCGGCTTGCCGCCGGCATCGTAGTAGTAATAGATCACCCCACTTCGCTGCTCACGCGCACGCATGCCACGTGGAAGATTCGAATTTTTCGACGGCCTGCGCCCCATATCATGCCCCAATCACTGCTGGCTTCCATCCCTTTTTCGGGGCCTCTGCCGTGCGGCGCGATTCTACCGCCGACAGCAGTACCACCGGCCGGCCGCGCGCATTCGAGATAAACGGAATTCCAATTTCGCGCAGGAATGCAGCCTGCATTTCGTACTTGGTCTGTTTGATTCCGGCCCGCGTGCTGCCACGCCGGATTCCAGTAAGTTCATCAAGCTCGCTAGAATTTAGAAACATGTGTTTTTCCTTCATAAGAGCTCTTGCATTACTTCGACAAAGAGCGCCGCTTGCTCGGCATTGATTGCATTGCCATAACCGCGCAGTCGTCCCACTCGGGCGGGTATCCCATGAGCCAGCGGGAATGTGCCGGGTTCAACTGGCCGCCACTTTCCATCCCGGCAGAGCAGCCAATCAGCAGGCTTCCAAAGGCCGTTAGCCGGGCCGGTTGTGGATTCGATGCGAGATTCGCCTGACGCGGCAACTGATCTAGCCGCAGAGATCCGTCCGCCCGCGGCTTGATGTCCGCACCGCTGTCCTTCCAGTCCCGGCTGGTCGGCGTAGTCCACCCCGCCAATATCGCTGCGTGATTCAAGGTGATGTTTGGAGTAGTGAAGTCCTGGGATGGCTGACGCACTGCGTCCGTAGCTGTCGTGCTGGGCCATCCGGCCAGATGCGCGTAATCCTTCAGACCCGAATGCACGCCGTTGCCGCTCGGCCTCTTTTTTCCGCTGATCTTCTGCATAGCGACCTTCCAGCTGCCGCCTCCGGAATGATCGTGCGCTGCCGGAGTAGGCCATCCAGTACGTGCGGTCTCGGATGTGCGGAGCACCGACGCCCGCAGACGGGAACGCAACCGCCCCGAAGGCATAGCCCACGGCTTCCAGGTCATCTTGTACAAGGTCGAGCCAAGGATCTCCGTCCTTGCTCGCAACTTGCTCTCCAGCGATGACTGCAGGGCGGCGCTCTTGGATGAGCCAGTAGAAGGCCGGCCAGAGATGCCGCTCGTCACCAAATCCAGCTCCTTGGCCTGCCGTGGAGAAAGGTTGGCACGGACAGGAACCAGTCCAAACAGGTCGATCATCTGGCCAGCCGGCGCGGCGTAGCGCGAGTGACCAGCCACCGATGCCGGCGAAGAAATGGCACTGCTCAAATCCTCGCAAGTCGTCAGGTCGTACATCCTCTATGCTCCTGGTATCTACTTCACCGGCGGCTACGTGGCCACCTTTAATAAGCTCGCGAAGCCATGCAGCCGCGAACGGGTCGATTTCGTTGTAATAGGCGCCCGACATCAGGCCCCCATCAAGGCCCTATCGGGACTTGGCAACGCGCTTTCCAGGCATCCGCTATAGTCGGATAAGCACAGACGGCGCGACTTGGCGCAAGCAGGCGCATTGCGGCGCCCTTCTCCGGCATCGTCGCAGTTGATGATGTCGGCCAGTGGCACGCCACGGAATTGCCCGGCCAGTTCGTTATCCAGCTCTACCCAGGCGAATCGTTCGCCGTTGCCCAGGTGCTGACGGATGACCGATACATAGCCGGCCAGCACACCATCGTCGGGCGTGTTGAACGTGATACGGTCCAGGGACCGAGGTGGCTGCATCACGAAGTCACGCGGTTTGCTGGCGGGGGCAATCACATCAAATTTCACAGCTGCATTCATTGCTTCTTCTCCTTGGTGGCCGTTACGGAGCACACGCCAAAGCGATCGACGGCGGCGGCGATCACGTCGCAGCTATGGGCTGCGATGGCGGTGTAGGAATGGCGTGCGCTGGCAGTGCGCACGACGACACGAAACGCGGTCATGGGGCGTTCCCTTTCGTTGGCTTGGTATCAATTGGAAGTTCGGTCACATCGAGCCGGCCGGCGCGCCAGTTGGCCACCTGGCGAGGCGTGCCTTGACGCGGTGACTTGTCCGGCAGCGGCACCATGCGCGGCCAGGGGCATGCCTTGATGGCATCCCAGGCCGCCAGTGCGCGACGCTGTTCATCGGCGGTCATGGCCGGCCCTGGCCATGCCGGCATGTCGTCCACCACCGGTCGAGGCCAGGGACATGCGCCCAGGGCGAGCCAAGCATGATCGATTTGCACGGCCTGGTCGGGCTTGAACATGACCGGTGCTGGTGATGTCTTCGGCTCGAAGGACACATCGGCCGCAAAGTCAGGTCCAGCGGCCTGCGTACAGTTATTTACACGAGTCCAAGGGAACCCCGAACCCGCCGAAGCGCGGGCGTCGCCTCCTTGAACTGGCGTCCATGTGTGACGGACGGATTTGAAAACTACACCGGCCATCTGACGACATTGCACGCCATAGGGCATGACGCGTTCACACTCTTCATAGCGGCCGGTCACGGTCTTGGTTTCCTTGGCGAGGGTGACCATCAACTCATCGCGCTTCACGATAGCGCCACCTTGGGCGCGCAAATAACCTGCCCAGCAAGCCCGCTTCTCGCCCTCGATCTTTTGTACTGCATCCCAGGCGGCGGCCATCGCCGGAGGGGCCTCTTGCACCATGTCTGCCGGCACGCGGCGCAGCTCACGCCAGATGCTCACGGGAGCCCCCCCCCACTGCTGGAACTGTCTAATGCCCCAGCGGGCGGCCCAGGCTTCCACGCGCGCCGACGGCGTCAGCTCATAATCGCCGGCCGTGTCAGTGGTCACCACATAGCCCTCTTTGGTCTTGTGGTCGGCTACGCCATCAATGTTTTTGGCCACATACTTGGCGATGTAGCCGGCGGCGCTGCCCTTCGACCAGTCAATGCGCTTCACGTCAAGCCGGCGCTTGAATGCACCCGGCTCGCCGCGGTCCACTCGCCAGGCGTAGCGTTTCATCACGCGGATAGCGCGGCCGGCCACGTCCTTGACGTGCGGGGTGGTGTAGCCGGGCAAAGCGCGCACAAACACCAGCATGTGCCAGTGCGGGCATCCATCGTGATGCGGTTCGGCAATCCGAAAACCATAGAGGCCGATGCCACGCCTAGCCAGGGCCGAGCGTGCCAGCGCTGTCATCTTGCCCAGGTACTTATTCGCCGTGCGCGGGTCGGATCCGTCGTATTTTGGATTGGGCTTGCCGCTGTGCAGTGTGGCGTGGAAGCGCGACGGGCAGGACCATGTGAGAAACAGACCTTCGTCCTTGCACTCCCGCGCAATGGTTTCAAAACCATTGATGCGCAACATCAGCTCACCCCGACGAATGGTTTTGTTCGCGGTGGTTTTCTCGGCCAATTCTGCAATGCTGAATTCCTGGCCGGCCTCATTGCGCACCATCGTCGCTTCTAGGGCCGCTGCATTGCGCTTGTTCTGCGCTAGGCGCGAGAGCACTGCATCATTGCTGGCATAGGGCTCGCCGTGATAGTGGACATAGCCCAAGCGGATATTGCCGCCCTCGAAGGCGCGGCCAACCACCTTGCGCAACTGGCGGCGCCACCAGCGTGGGTCTACTACCCGCGCGATGATGGCGCGCAGGTCATCGTCGTCCACCTCGGGCACGTCAATGCCGTAATCGCTGCATTCCTGCTCGATGATGTCGCGGGCGTGCGTGTCGGAAATCGCCTTCCAAAGCATCTTCTTGACGTTCTCCGCGGCCTTCTCGGCAGTGGCGCAGATTTCCGCATCATCCTGTGAAAGATCAATTCCGGCCGGCACGTAGTGCGCGGCAAAGTCACGTACGAAATCGAGTGCGACCGGCTCGAAGATCCGGCGCCAGTGCCATACCGACATGAGCTCAAGCGCCTGGCTGACAACACGGCCGCGCCACTTCAGTGGGATGCGTTCCAGTTCGCTGGCAAACTGAGGCGAATCGAGAAAGGCCTTGTGCTGGCGTCGCGTCTTCGCATCGACTTTTCTATACTGCATTGAGGACTCTTTCGTAGGTCGAGATTGCGCGCAGCACGGCATGGCGCATGGCCAGGCGTTCGGCTTCGGTAAAGGAGTGAATGGGGGATTCCCAGCGGTCCGCCGAGAGTCCTGCCAAGGCCAGGATGTGCCGGCGCACCGGCTTGGCAGTGGCCGCCCAGGAATAGGCGACGCCGATCTGATGGTTTGGCCGCTTGCGTGTGCGCAGCAGCATCATGGCCTTTTCCAGCTCGGCTTTTGCGGCCTCATCACCCGGTGGTGTCGGCACCTGTGCCGCACGCTCGCGCAGCAGATCCGTGGCAGGGCGGAACGACGCATGATCCTTGATACGGGCGCAGCGCATGTTCAGCCTTTCACCCAGCCCAGCGCCGACAACACGGCCGGCGCCAGCAGCAGCAAGCCGGCAACGAAGTAACTCAGCACGCTACGCATCACCATTCCCCGAGCAGGCCGTCAATGCGTTGCAGGCGCGCAGCGAGTCGGTTCGAGATGACATTCTTACCTTGCCAGATGACGTTCCAGCGCACCTCGTCGATGAGCGCGGCCTCGTGCATCAGCATGCGCTGCGCGCAGCGAAGTTCCTTAAGATCCTCATCCATTCGGAGCCTGATCAAGGTGAGTGCGTTGATGGCTTTTTGCTGATCGGTAATCGTGGCCATGTTTTTTCAGGGTGAGCGAATCCTGCGTGCGCCATAGGGCGCACGGCAGGCATTGATTTATCGGGAGTGGGGCGGCCGTTTAGACGGTCGCGAGGTCTAGCGTCATCTGATTCTTGGCAGCCAGAAATGCGCGCGAGGAAATCGGAATGCGCACTTCTGGATTCGGCATGGCCGACATCGACACCGTGCGCGAGACCTCAAGCGTGGCCACGAAGGTATGGCCGCATTCGACGTTCTGGCACTGGTACGTGATTTCTTTCATCATCGACGACATGGTGCGGCTCTTAGCCGCGCGCACTGGGCTTTGGCAGTGCGGGCATGGCAGGCTGATTACGCGCATGGTGTGGACTTTCCCCCAACGGGATAGAGCGCCCGGCCCCTGCCGGTGATACGCCTCACGCCGTTTCGTACCGCTGTTTTTACGAGCCATTCCAATGCCTGGTCGATGGACTCCAGACCTTCCCGCTGACGGATATTCTCAATCATCTGGCGTTCGTCGTCCGACAGCATGGTTTCGTTGGAAGGCATTTTCAGTTACTCAAAAGTTGCTTATTCATGCCTTGGTTTAGAACGTTGCGCGGGCTACGCTTTCACCATTGCCAGATGCGAGGATTTCGGCGGCTTGGCGCAGAGCAAGCTGCCGCAAGATAGTTGCGGTCGCTTCACCTTGATAGTGAGCGAGCGATTCAACGATTGCTTGCTCGTAATCATCGAGGCTAAGCATGTGGCGATGCTTGCGGACGCGTTTCGGGTCTGGATACATGGCTTATCCCCTGGCTGTTCAACGGTGGATTTCTTGTTCGTAGGCTTGAATACCTTTCAGCACCATGAGGCGAAGAAAGGACGAGCGAGTTCGATGGTCTTGAACCGCATAGGCCGATACTTTTTCCGCCTCGCGAGAATCAAGACGGGTGGTCATAACCACCGAAGTGACATCCGTGGCGGCCGGAATATCGGTTTGATTTCTTAATGGCAACGAAATGGCGGATGTAGACATAGAGTAAAATTTGTATACGTCACTTAGCAATGACGGAAATATAGTATTTAAAAACATACCCGTCAAGAGTTTTTCAATATGGAATTAAATACATTCGGCGAGCGATTGAAGAGCGAGCGCAATAGGCTTGGCCTTTCGCAAGAAGCATTCGCTGCAGTTGGCGGCGTCAAAAAATTGGCCCAAATTTCTTACGAACAAGGGAAGACACTTCCTGACATCGGTTTTATGGTGGCGGTATCAAAGATCGGCGTCGATGTCACTTACGTTATGTTTGGGGTGCCTACCCCTGGAGCGATGTCGGCTGAGGAGGATCAGTTATTAAGTGGTTTCCGGAAACTTGATCTGATGGGCAAAGTACGAGTACTAGGCGTTATCGAAGGCGCGGTTCCGCAAGAAAAAACCAAGTCGCGACATGTCGTTTCGATTGGAGGCAGTGTCGGCCATCAGGTCAACGGCGATGTCTATGGGACCGTCAACAATGGAGATACGCCCGGCAAGGTAAAAGCCGCTCGCGTGAAGGCAGAAAAGAAAAAGTAAAAGAGTGTGTAGTTGGGCATAGCCCGTGTCGAGCTCATATCTGATTGCTCGCGTAACACGTAGTGGGTATTTAAGCGTTATTGGGGAAGTAATGGAGCACAAGTTAAATGTTGAAGGGGAAGTCGTTCATCTGGTTAATGGTAGCGTTCATGAAGCACCACAACTGAGTAGTGTGGTTACTCTAAATCTGCTGGGTGATAACAAGAAGGTAGAAACTCTGACTCAACTTCAGCGCCGCACCATCGCCGATTTAATTGATCAACTTTGCGCGAAGACTGGCGAGGAACCGTTAGCGCTGTATCGCATAATCTTGACGGATTTCGGTGCGACAAAAATGAAATTCATGCCGCGTGAAAAGTATCCACAGGTGAAGGCTCAAATTAATCAGTGGATCGCCGAGGCTAAACAGGGAAATGAATCTCTAGAAAAAGGCACGGTGCCAAGCGGCCCCGCAGTCTCTAAAAGTTCGCCACCCGAAGAGCCCACTCCTCCCGCCGTATCCCCACCTATTTGCTACGCCTGTGCCGAGAAAGACATTGGGTATATGCGCTTACAGCGAAGCACTCGCGGCCTATGGATCTTGGTCATCCTCCTCGCTTCGATATGCGGATGGTTGCTCTACAAAATGCCTGCGCCGGTTGAGCCGGAGCAGGTTGCAGACAATAGCTGCTATTTCGAAGGCAAGGCTTATTCGCGTGGCGGCTCCATCAAAGTGGATGGCGATCTGATCAAGGAATGCATTTACGACGTGACGACCGGCAAATCATTTTGGTCGAAGCCACGATAGTCAATCCGCGTTGTTCTCCGCGATGATCTCGCGGACCTCTTTGATTTTGGCCCACTCCAGGGCTGCAGCACGGTTGGCACTTTGCTTGGTAGCGTAGGTCCGTTTCAGCGTCTTGGCGTTGTCCGCCTTTCCTGCCAGCTCGGTGCCCTTGCTGTTTTTCTTCTTCGCTTTGTCGTGCCATTCCGCCTTCACGCCGGTGATGCCTTCCTCCGGATCGTGATCAAGCTCGCGCTCTGTATCGGCTGCCTCAGATTTCGTTTCGAATTCGATGCGTGTAGTAAACCCGTTGCCGCTGATGGAATGCGTGACGGTTTTCGATAGCCATTCCGTGGCATCGATATCTGCCTTGAATCCCGAAACCACTACAGGCGATTGCGGCATGATGCTGGCATCGCCGAGCGCAAGCTGCATCTCGAAAGTAGCCAAGCCACGTTCAATGCGCTGCCACTCGGCCACAGCGGCAGCACGCGCATCTGCCTCATTCGCAAACGTGGTGCGCAAGCGCTTGCTGTTGCCAGCCTGGCCCGCGACGACACTACGGCGTCGTCCGTATTTCTCGTCCATCCAGAAAGCGCGAACGCCGCTATACGCATCGGATTCCGAGCTGTGATATCGGTGCTGGTCCCCCAGCGCACGCACCACCTTCACCACTGGCAGCGGCTTGCCGCTGGCAGTGTGGCTCTCGTTGATCGGCATGAACAGCAACGTGTCATTTTTCACCGTGGCCACCGCGTCATATTTCTTGCCCAGGCGGCGCAGTAGTGCGGAATCGCTCTCATGCGTCTGGTCCAGGTGCTTGATGGCGATGCCGCGCAGGCCGGCCGAGATACCGGACGCCAGGCCATTGCCGGCAGCGATGGCATCCACCACGGCGCCGAGCGTGGTCTCATGGAAGCTGCGGTCGCGCTGCTGGCGAAACGCGTCAATCATGCTGGCCGACCTGGCGCGAATGGTGAGCCGGTCCGGCGCACCGCTATGCTCCACCTCAGAGACCACAAACGCGCCCTTGTCCACCAGCGGCGAACCGAGCCAGCCAAGCGCAAAGTTCAGCTTGGCGCCCTTGGGCGGTATCTTCAGCTTGCCGTCGGCGTCGTCCAGCTCGATGTCCAGTTGATCGGCTTCATCACCCCGGCACTCGCGCAAGGTGATGCTCATGAGCCTGTCGGAGACAGGGCGGCTGATGTCCTTTTCCTCGATGACAATGCGGAAGGCTGGCGCGGTGGTGGTCATTGGCCAGTCCCTCCGAACTTACCGACGATGCCACCGACCGTGGATTTAACGCCATCGATGGCACTGCCGACCACGTCGCGCGCCTTGTCCGCGATGCTGTTCGTGACGCCGTCGATGTCCACCATGTTGCGCAGATCCGAGATATCGCCCAGTCCGAGCGACGACAGCACACTGTCGTCTGTGCGCTTCAACTTGATGGTGAATTCGATGCGCTTGGCATCGCCGTCGCCATCCAGCACCGTGCGACCCTCGTCCATGCTCTCGATCACATAAGAACCATAAATGCGCCCGGTTCCCTGGATCAGGAACCAGCTCTTGCCCGTATCAGCCATCAGGCGCAGCGCGTCCAGCGAGAACGCACTTCCAGTCAGCTCGGGTGCAATCCAGCCCGACAAGGTAATGGTGTCATCTCCCTTGCCGGTGAACTGCACCGCATCGCGCCGGCCCACGCGCGAATTGCTGGCGAACTTCCATTGCGTCTGCCGCTGTAGCTCTTGATAGGCCAGCGTGGGCAAGCTGAACACGAACATTCCCAAGACCATCATCATGACGTTTTTCCTTAATCCCAATCTGCAAGGTTCGAGCGCTGGCGCGACGCCTTCATGCGGTCGCGACGGTCCAGCTCGGCGGCTACCGCACGGGCGATGGCTTGCTCATCCATGCCGGGCGTCGGCTGGATGATGATTTGCACGGTATCGCCCTCGTAGACGACGGGCTGCGCACTGCCACCGCTGATCGGCGGCCGGCTATCGAAGGCCATCGCCGGCACGCTGCCGGCGCCAATGGCCACGGCCGCACCAGCGCTGGCCAGCTTGCCCGCCAGGCTGCTGACCGTAGACAGCGGCCCGTCCTGGCCACGGTTCAAGCCCACGGCAAGGCCTTGCATGGTGTAGTCGCCCAGCTCTGCAAAGACCCGGCTCGGGCTATGAATATCGAGCTTTTCCTTGAACCAGCCTATAACGCTGGCCCCGGCGCCCAGCACCGCATCCTTGACGGCGCCGATGCCGCTGGTGATCCCATTGACCAGGCCGCGCAGGATCATGGCGCCGAACTCGGTAAATTTGGCCGGCAGCTCGATACCGAACCAGCTCATGACGCCGGCGAACGCCTGATAGAACAGACCCACCGGCGACCAATTTAAGATCAGCGCACCAATGCCGGCCAGGCCGCCCGCGAAGGCGCCGCGCACCTGCCGCCATAGGTTGCCGAAGAAGCTGGCAATGGGTTCCCAATTCCGGTACAGCAGATAGGCAGCGGCGGCAATGGCGGTCACCGCCAGGCCAATGGGGTTCATCAGGAAGATCCGCCCCAGCCACATGAAGACCGTGCCGATGCCGCGCAGGATCGGCATGAGCAAATTCCCCTGCAGTCCAATCTTGGCAAACAGGACGTGCAACATGGCGTAGGGGCCGATGACGGACGCCAGGGCCAGCATCAGCGGCCCCATCACTACCATGATGGCGGCGATGGCACTGAAACCCACAATCATGGCTTTGGCCGTGGCCGGGTTGCGCTCCATGAAGCCGGTCAGCGCCTGGACGGCATTGGCGGCCATCTGCAGGCCAGAGGCGTAGAGCGGCAGAATCTTGGTGCCCAGCTCCAATTTCAAATCCGCCACCTTGGCCAGGGTTTCCAGTTCCTTGCCGCTGGCCGTGTCCCGGCCGAGCTTGTCGAGCTCGTCGATGTTGGCGGCGCCCCGGTTCAATTTCTCATTCTTGTGGATCTGCGTGCGCTGCTGGTACATGGTCGAGAAGAGCTGCGCCGCCGTGCGGTTCGAGAAGATCCCACCGATGGCATCGAGGATGCCCTTTTCATCGGTGATGCCCTTGCTGGCCAACTGCGGCAGGAGAACTTTCTCCATCCATTCGAATTGATTCTCGCGGAACAGATCCGCGCCCTTGATGGCGCCAGGATTCAGGAAGGAAACCTGGCCGGCCTTGTCATGCTTCACCTTGGATTGGTCGCCGATCAGGCCCAGGTCCGACAGCATGGCAATGGAACGCTTGGTGGTGCGGCCCTGGTACAGGTTTTGGTAAGCGCTCATCATCGAGGTGCCGACCCGGTTGCCGCCCATTTCCTGCACCAGGGATTCGAGCTGGTAATAGAAGGCTTCGTCCTTGATGCCCTTGGCCGCAATACCGCCGGTCTTGATCAGGTTCAACCACTCGCCCGGACCGACGCGGCCGCCCGTGGCAGTCAGCACCTGCTGCACCATATTGGCCTGCTTGGAGAACGTACCAATGTCCTTGGTGCCGTTGCGCATTTCGATGACCTTGAGCATGTCCATGAACTTGCGCTCGTTCTCGGCGCCCTCGGCCTCCCCATAGAAGGCGTGATTGCCGAATTTCATCTTGGCCATCATCGGCGCGACCATTTCGGCGTGGTGCGTGTCGCCAAAGGCCGTAATGCCATCGCGCAGCAACTGCAGATTGTCGAGCTGGCTGGTGCCGTAGGTTTTCATGTCGCGCGCGAACTTGATCGCCTCGGCGGTCGCCGCCGGTCCCAGGCCGAGCGCACGCACGCGGCCGTTCTCGGTTTCGTAGTGTTTGGCTTCTTTCAAGCCGGCCAGCATCGGCGCGCCCATGGCAGCACCGCTGGCCGTGGCACCCACGCCGGCCGCTGCCAGGCCGCCTGCCGTACTGCGCAGCTTGTCGGCGCGCTGGCGCGCATTGGCCATGACTTGCTGCTGACGATTGCTGGCGGCCAGCTTCTTTTGCTGGTCGGCCAATTCGGCGTTGGTGGCGGCGATACTGTTCTTGAGCCAGGTCTGCGCATTGGCGAGCTGGCGCGCGCCAATGCCGGCATCGCCCAGGCGTTCGCGCAAGGCACGATACTGCGTGCTTTGCCGCATGCTGGCGTCCTGCAGCGACTTGACGCTGCGCACCGCTGCATTGAATTCGCGCGTCATGGCGCGGGTAGGGTTCTCGGTGGCCTTCATCCTGGCCGCCAGCTCGGACACACGCTGCTGCGCGGTGGCCAGTTCGGCATTCGTCTTGCGCATGCCCTGATGCAGGTCACGCAGGCCGTTGAGGTCGCTCTGTTGCTTGTTCAGCTCCCGCAGGCGGTCGCTGGTGTCTTTCAGTGCTTTGCCGGTGTCACGGGCGCCGCCGGCAATCTTCTTCAGCGGGGCGGTGATTTTCTCCATCATAGAGAACACCACCTGCATTTTCAGTTCATTTGCCATTTATTCCGCCCCGCTTCTTACTCGCGCGCGCTCGCGCCACTTCATGAGGTCTGCCAGTTCCAAGTCCCCCATCGCGGACGGTGGCCAGTGGAATACCGTCGCGATGTCGGCCATGGCGTCTTCTACTTCGATTGGGAGACCAAGGCGCGGTCCGCCTTCGGTGCCAAAAAAACAGAGACCTCCATGCCGCACTTGATCAGGTCGGCCGGGTCCATGGCGGCCACATCGAACTGCGTCAGGGCGGGTTCGCTGATACGCGGCAACACTACCTGCAGGGCGCTCACGTTCATGTTCATGAGATCCATCAGGCTGACGCCGCGCAGGGCCCCGGACTTGGGACGGCGCAGGGTCAGTTCGCTGATTTGGGTATTGCCGCGCGTCAGCGGCTCGTCCAGCTCGATGACGACGGTTTCGATCTTGGTGGCGGGTGCGGTGGTGGTAGTCATGGTGTTTCCTTGTGAGATAGGGAATAGGGAGAGCCAGGCGGCGTGCCGCCTGGCCGTTACAGACCGATGGCCTTGCGGATGTCGGCGCGGCGATCTTCACCGCCGACGATCTCGATGCCGTTCATGAAGTCGAAATCGAAGATCACCTCGTTGTCGATGGTGAGCTTGTAGGCGCTGAGCGGCATGCTGAACTTGTGCGAGGTATCGTCGCCCACCTTGGCATTGCCCATATCCACTTCTTTGTAGCGGCCGCGCACGGTGATTTCCACCGCCTGCACGGAACCGTCATCGTCGTTCTGGTAAGCGCCTGCGAAGCGCAGTTGCACGGCACCGTGGGACTTGGCCGCGTATTGCTTCAGGGCTTCCTTGACCAGGCCGCCGGCGGTCCACTCCAGCTGGATGGCTTCCTGGCCCAGGTCCACCGACACGGGGCCGGACATCCCGCCCGCGCGGTATTCTTCCATCTTGCGCGACAGCTTCGGCAAGGTCACCTCAGTGGCCATGCCGGCAAAGCTGATGCCGTTCTCGAACAGGTTGAAATCCTTCAGTTTGTGGGGCATGCCCATGTTTTGCTCCTATGATGTGAGGACGGGAGGCGGCCGGCTACCCATTAGGCGGCGACGCGCGCGGCGAAGTCGGCCAGGTATTGGTCGGTAATGCGCTGCTGGAACAGCAGGTTTTCCACGGGCGGCACTGGCGTGTAGCCGTAGTCGATCACGAGCTGGCCGGCCTTCAAGGTTTCCTTTTCGTTGAACTGCTCGTCGAACCAAGCTTCACCGTCGATGATGTAGCCGCTGGCCTTCAAGGATCGGAACTTGGCATTGATGCTTGCCACCAGATCCTTGACGAGCGAGGGCGTCATCGGCAGGTCGACATAGACCATATGCGCCTCGGCAATGGTGTCGGCCAGAACCTGTGCGGTGCGGGTGTAGTTCTCGAAGGGGAAGTAACCGCCCTGGATTTCGCAGGTGCGCGAGCCCCAGAAGCGGTAGCCGCTCATGTTGATGAGGGTGGTGACTTCCTTGGCATTGAGCACGCCCGCATCGGTGGCCGGGTCCTGCAGATCCCAGAACACGTCCCGGCTGATGCCTGTCGGGCCGCTCACCACCACGTTGGACAAGGTTTTGTGCCAGCCTGTCTGCTCGTCGATCTTGGCGCGCAGGCCCAGCGCGTAGGCCACGGCCGAGATACTGACGTCCGCGTTCGAGGTTGTGTCCCACGAGACGAATTCCGGCCAGATCAGCATGACCTCACGCTGGCCAAACTCCGCACGGTAGGCCGTGGCGGCCACCACTGTGGCGCAGTTCCAGCACGATGCGTAGACGAAGGCGCGCAAGGTCTGCGCCAGGGAGGCCAGTGCATTGGTCACCGCCTTGGTATCCAGGCCAGGCGCACCCAGGATACGCGGCTTGATGCCGAGCTTGGCTTGCGCCGCCAAGAGAGCTTTGGAACCGGTATAGCGGCCCTCGGCCGAGACGCCGCCGATGACCAGGCTGGTTTGCTCGGCTTCGTCGTCGCCTTCGGCCACGCGGACCAGCACCACCAGCGGTTTAGCTTGTGCCGCAATGGCTTCCAGCACGCGGCGCATGGTGCCGCGCTTGCCAGCCTTGGCCTGCGCCGCGACCACATTGGTAATCAGAACTGCGGTATCCAGCGGGAAGGCAACCGCATCCGCATCATCGGCCGTGACGATGACGCCGATGACGGCGGTGGAGATGGTACGGATGGGGCGCGTGCCTTCGTTGATTTCGATGACACGCGCGCCATGGTGATAGTCAGCTGCCATATTGATAACTCCTAGTGAGTGCGGTTTAGGCTTGCGCCGGGGATTCTGCGGTCGGCTCTTCCGCCGGTTCGTCCGGCGCGGGAATTTCTTCGATGACCCACTCGCCGGCGGTGTCATATTCCGGATCCATCGGACGAAAGGGCGAGAGCCAGCGCGCGCGGTGTCCAGTCGGGATTTCCGGCACCGCCGTCTGCACCGCCTGATAAGGCACGTTGAGACGATCCTCCATTGGGAAGGGGTAGGCAGTCACGGTATGCAGAAAAACGCCGTTGTCGTCGGTCTGGTAGCAAGTAATCGGGGGCATGATCAGAGGTGAATACGTGGATTGAATGCGGTGTGTTTGGGGGCTGTTTCTGCCCCTGCGATGCCAGCGGCCACAACGCTGGTCACTGCTCGCGTGCCAATGGCTTGTGAGCCCCCCGCGCCGTAGGGAACGACATCAGTGCCGCCCACCCCGCTGGAAAAGATCAGGCCGTGGTTGTGGTCCTTGAGCGTGTCCCCCTTATAAGCGCCGAGCGTGCGCGCACTGCCGTTATCGGCATCCGTGCCGGTGAAACGGGGAAACACGTCACGCAGATCCGGAAAGCGGAAGGTATTGGCATCCACATCGGCGAACTTGAACGTCTTCGCGGTCCAGTTCGCGGCCGCGACGCTATGCCCGTTCTGCTGTGCCCATGCCCAAATCGATGCTTGGCTAATCTTCGAGCCAAGCCCGCCGACCAGGTCGGCCTCATAAGATCGAGGTGCAGCCGTGGTGCCAAATTCCAACGCACCGCAACGCAAGGTCCGGTAACCATGAAACTCGCCAGTGCCGGCCACGTCCACCCACTCCATCAGGCCAATGCTCTTGACCATCACGACATCGACCAGCTTCTTTGCGGGAATAGCCGTCAGGAACGGAATCACGCCCGCCATGGCTTGAGCAATCGCGCTGGCCACAAACTCGATATTGGCCACCTGCCCCACATCGGCACCGGCCGCCGGAGTAGGTGCTACCGGCTGGCCAGTGAACACCGGGGATTTGAGTGGTGCCAGGTCGGCATGCGTATGCGCTTTCGGTGCCGCATAGGCCACGACGGCATCATCCGCATATTTACGGGTGGCCAGCACCACCGCCGGGTCAATTTTCAGCTCGACGGCTGCAGTGCTCGACACCAACAGGACAACGCGCACGACCTGATCCTTTCCGGCACCGTCACTCAGCAGAGGCTTATAGCTGGGCGGGCAGTTCGCGACTGCGCACAAGTTGCCGGTATCGTCGAAGATGCCAATTTCACGCACCCACCAGCCGCCGACATCGGCCGGCAACACCTGTTCGATGATGATTTGGCTGGCGTTCTTCGGATCCTTGTCGAGAGTGTTGATCGGGGCGCGGCGCTGTTCCTTGATCAGGCTTGTCTGCTTGCGGTCGGGCACCGGCACGACGCCATTACCATCGCCCACGGCCATGTGCGTGAGCTTCAGTGGAATGCCCAGCGCCAGGGCATTGGCGATTCGGGCCTCGCCGATCTCGGTCGGAATAGAAAAATAGGTGCTCATGGGTAGATGCTCATGATTTCGATGATGTGGGTGGCACAGCCAATAAACGGCCGGCCGCTTGCCTCAATGCTTTCAGGTGACCAGGGATAGACCGTGACGGCCTCGCCAAACTGCGCGTATGCGCCCACATTGATCTGTCCACGGGTCTCCAGATGGATGCGCAGCCCGGTCAAATGGCGGGACAGCGGCTTGGCGTCGTCAATGAGGCGTTCCATTTCGAGGAACATTTCATCGGTGATGCCCGAATCCAGCACGCCGACCTCAAGAGCAAAGGTGCCGCGCGGGCCGGTCGGCTCGGTCTGCCACCATTCACTGATCTTGATGATGTAGCCCAGGGACTCGACCACGCCGCGCACGGCCGCGATGGTGCCCTTGTGCTGGTGGATGTAGCGGGCGGCCTTGATCGTGCCTCGCTTGATGGTCTCGGGCCAGGTATCGTCCCAGCGATCCACGGAAAAGGACCAGGCCAGGAAGGGCAGCAACTCCACCGGGCAGCGGTCGGGATTCCACAGCAGACGAAGCGGCACCGGCGTGTCGGCCAGGGCGGCGCAGGCGCGCGCAAGAGCCCGCTCCAGGGGCGTGGTATTGGGCGGCAGGGTCGGGACCGAGTTATACATCGTCCACCTCCTCCAGCACTGCGGCGGTGATCTTGATGCCAGTACAGCGCGCCGCCTGCGTACGTCCACACAAGATATCGGCGGCCGGTGACTTCACCAAGACATTGCGCACGCCTTCGACCTTCAGCGCAGCCACGTAGGCATTGCGATAGACGCTATAGCCGAGTGGGCGCAGCGGCTTGGCCATGGCCGCCGCGTTCGCACGCGCGGCATTGACTGCAATAGCTGCCTCGGGACCTTTCTCGACATACACCACCGCTTCCAGCTCGTAGTCCGTGACCTGGCCTTGCACCACCGACACCAGATCGCCCAGCGGCCGGACATCCTCTGCCGACAGCGCCGCATCGACGGTTTGCAGCAGGTCAGCCGGCGCCTGCCAGTTATCCGAGTTCGCCAAGACGGCCACCACGACTTCGCACGGTGCCGGGCTGACGGCGCGCGCGTCAAGCACGCGCCCGTCGGCACTGCGCGCATGGAATTCATAGGCATTGCGCGGGCCGGCCGTCGAGAGCGCGTCAGGCGCTTCCTGAATGCGCAGGCGGTACGCATCGTCGCCTTCCAAGACCTCGGCCACCGGTGGCGAGGCGTCCGGATCAGCTTCGACCAATACCAGGCGCTTCACGTTGGTATTGGCGCCGATCTGGTCGAGATCTGCGCGGATGGCAAACGACAACATGACTGCCTTGGCGGCATCGTTGACGCGATTGCGCAGCAACAGCTCTTGATAGGCGTTCTCCTGCAGCAGCTTGGTAGCCGGCTCTGACTCCAGGGAAAGCACATTGGCAGCGGCCTCGCGCTCATTTTCCGGCAGCAGCGCCAGCACGGCCGCCTTGCGGCTGGCCAGGATCGTTTCGAAATCCAGGGTCTCCAGCACTTGCGGGGCTGGCAGCAACGACAGGTCGATAGGCGAGCTCATTGCGTCGCCCCTTCACGGACCTGCACGGAAAATTCGACAGCGGTGCCATTGGTCACCCCTTGGAGCACGACGGAGACTGCGCCGCTGGCATCCCTGTTGAGATTCACCGACGACAACGAGATGCGGGGTTCCCACAGCGCCAGACGGTAGGCCACCGCAGCGTAAATGCGCAGGACGGTCACCCCATTCAGGGGTTGGTCGATCAGCTCGGGGATTTCCGATCCATAGGCGCGGCGGCAGATGCGGGTACCCAGCGGCGTTAAGAGGATGTCGCGAACGGACTGGCGGATGTGATCCAGCAGAGACATGCTGCGGCCGGTGGAGGCGTTCATGGCGATCATGGCAGCGGCACTCCGGATTTCTCATCTCCGCGTTTGACCTCGCCGTGCGGGTGATTGCGCAGACTGATGTTCCCGGCTTTGACGTCCCCGGTGGCCGTCACGTCGCCCTCGATGACGATTGCTGCGCCACCGCCGCCACCCAGGACCTTGGCACCATTGTTCAGGGCGCTGAAGCCTTCCACAACGAGATTGCCCTTGATGGTCACGTCACCTGTGCAGGTAGTCTGCGGCGCGTCAGCGGTCACCGCATCTGCCTTCACCAGGGCCGAGCTGCCGGCCGGCAGGATGGCCGACAGCGAGTGCTGGCCGAAATCGTAGAGAACCACAGCGCCATCCGGGTAGTGGATGGAGCGAATTTTAAGCGAGGTTTGGGGGGCGGGAGATTCGACCGAGAACAAGCCGGCCAGGGCTTTGCCTTGGGTCAGGTCGCCGTTAGGCGAGAAGACGATGACCTGCTCGCCGATAGACGGCGGGCACCACTCGATTACATCACCCGCACGCAGGGCAATCCACTGCAGCCAAGTGGTGAGCAAAGTCGGAGACAAGCGCACGCGCACCTTGTCCGCCTTGATCTCGGCAATCTTGCCGGTGCGGATCAAATTGGGAATGGTGCGAACGAGTTCGGAGAGGTCGGGCGTCATGCAACCCATGTTGCCGGATCGCGCGCGAGAAGGCACTTTGCGGCGGGTTGTTATCCCGGATATTGCCGCTGCACTCTCAATATCCGCAATATTTCAACTGAAATAGGACAGTCACTCTCTGCAATTTAGGCGTAACGCATAGAGAGCAAGATACATCCATACCGAATCTGGATTCGGGTTCAACCTAAAGGAGAACATCATGCGTATCTATCTGGCACTACTGGCACTCACCGCAGGTCTGCTCGGAACATCTGGAGCCTATGCCGCCGACACCATCATGTCGACTTCTATCGATTGGGACTTGCTGGGTGAATGGATGCGCGAAGCCGGCCGGATGCCTCCTGGCTGAACAGCCTCACTTCTCAATCCAACTTGGAGAGTAACTATGCGTATCTATCTCGTGTATTTCTTGGTGGTAGTCGGGCTCATCGCCGCGTCTGGTGCTCGCGCAGGACAAACTTGCTACGAGGAGCCAGACGCTCACGGCGCACGGAGCGAGTTGATGAGCACCGCACTGCGCTAAAAGGACGGTTGGTCCAATCTGAGATTCGGCCAGCCGCGATCGCTCGGCATGGCCGAATCGAATATTCGTGGAGCGTTTTTGAGAACGCGGCTACTGGTGCTGATATCCCCCGCTATTGATGCTTGGTGGAACTTGGTCAGTTCTCGCTGACCGTACTGGAGCCCGCATATAAAGCGTAGTTACGATGGCTTTCTGCGCTCGCAATTATTTAATATCGTCGTTCGAGGCAGCGGTGAGATCCGAGTATTCAGCTATGTACATCTCTACCTGAAGGCTCAATATCTTCATCTCCGCCAGCATTTTCCGCAGTGCTCGCATCCCTTCTCGGCATTGCTCGCGCTCAGATGGAATTCCCATATTCAGGTCTTCTACCGAGGTGAGCACAGCTTCGCATACCTTATTCAATTGCTGCAGCTCAGCGATTTGACTCACGAACTTTTTCTTCTGCTCCATTTTTTGTCCCGCCACCTGAGAAAAAATACATCCCCAAAATCGACAAATAGTTTCTCAGCAGTTTATAGCAAGGTCATATCATTTTGTGAGATGTTCTAAGAGGCTACGACGAAGCTCTGCAACATCGCTCGCCGAGAAGCCCAGCAGCGATCGGGCAGGATATTTGTAATTCGGGCCGCGCGGCGCGACCTTGTCTTGCAGGCCCTCATGATGCACGTGTGCGATACGCGCAACCTTGCCGAAAAAGCCGACCGACGCCTGATTGGCATCTGCCTGGACTCGCAAGAAGGTGTTCGTCCGAAGCTTGTTGAACATCGCTGCCTTCTGCCGCTTGATCCGTCCAGACTTGCCACGCAGCTCCTTTCGGTTCTTGCGCGCCGGATAGGGTGTGCCATCGGGCGCTACCTGTTGGGCGATCAGCCGGGCATGCTCCCTTCGCAGATCGTTGGCGACCTGGCGCACAAGCTGACGCCGTTGCGCCGGCTGTACCTTGGCGATGAGGGCACCGGCCCATTCCTCCAGGCGTTGCAGATCATCACTCATGACAGTGTCGGCACGTCCCATTCGGCCAGCAGGCTGTCGCCCTGGTAGAGCTGCCAGAAGTCATCGGCGAATGGCGGGGTGAGATAGGGCTCGCCGGCGTGGATGATTTCCAGCCGACCGCCATCATGCCGTTTCACAATTGTGCGCTCGGTGAGCGCCAACTTGATCGATAGATCGAGAGAATCGGCACTGTTCATATCCACTTCGAAGCGGATGGCTTTCTTGGCGTTCTCGGGATTGGCGAAGGATTCACGCTGATGCACCCGCATCCAGGCCAGCAGCGGTACGAATACCAGATCGAGGTCCAGGCCGATATCAGTCAAGATCAGGTTCAGCACATAGTCATACTCGAAGGAGAGTCCGGCCGCGCCAGTCGCCCGCGAGCCGCCCTCGTCGATGAAGATGTGCAGCTTGTCCGGGTTCTGCGCCAAGTCCTTAATGGCCTTGCGCAGATAGTCCCGCAGGTTCTTGGGCTTGTACATTCAGTTTCTCGCGCAAGGCGTTGTAGGCGTCGATCAGGGCGTTGCTTTGTCGGATGGCGTCATCGCCTTCACTGGCGATGTCGTCAAGAAACTCTGCTGCCGCTGGCGTAAGTTCGGCTCGCGCTTCCTGGCCAGCTCCGCCGGCAGCGCCGGTATCTGTGCAACTGGTGCCGGCGGACACTGGAGCGACGACGGGGACTGACAGCCGGATAGCGCCACTGCGCACGCCAGCAATATAAGTGTCTTTCTCATGGCGGGCTGCATCCCTTTCATTGGTGAGCTTGTCGGTAATGACCTGGATGGCGTCGCGCGCGTTGCGCTCGGCCTTCAGCACCTGTCGCGTGCGTTCGGCCCTGGCGTCCGCCGCTGCCTGATTGGCCACGGCAATGCTAGCCTTCAAGTGGTCAATGTCTGCGTCCTTGCGCCATCCCTGGATTGCCCAGGCAGATGCGAAGGCAACCGCCAGTAAGCCGACGCCGAGCCCGGCACGCAACCCGGTGCGCCAGGTATCGGCAAGCGTCATGCCAACACCCCGCCGGCATCCAGAAAGGCCAAGTGCAGTTCCTCGCTGGTTTTCAGGGTCGGCAGCACGATGGCGTCACCGTCTTCCCGTGTGAATGCCTTTTCGAGATCCACATAGCGATGCTCGAACTGACCATAGCCAGCGCCTGGCAAGGAAGCCCAAATGTTTTTACACTTGGCGATGGCGTCAGCCAGGCGGCCGGCGTCGATATCGGGCAAGGCCCGGCATTCCTTGATCTGCTGCAAGGCGATGGCGTCTTGCACCTCAGGCCCGAACCCGGTCAGCCCGAGCCGCAGGCGATAGATATCGTAGTAGCGCATTAGCAACTGGTAGCCCCCGGCGGCGGTAGACCAATTCTTGATGCGGGGAATCCAGACCCGCACGCGCGGATGATCGGCGTAGCTGGTGAAACGGGTGCGGCCGACGATCTGGTCATATCCGCGGTCGCGCGTGGTCGGTGAATTGGACGTGCCTTCGGAGAAGCGCAGCATGCCCAAGAACGCGCGGCGGTTGTCGGTAACGTTCACAGCGTTTCCTTCACGTCGCGCGCCAGCTCGGCAATGTCCTTGCCCTGGCGTCGCTGAAACCACAGCGCCACCGCCCGAGTGATCCACCAGGCCGGCGCACCTACCATCAAATCAACCGGTTTCGGGCCGAGCACGGCGGCAATCGTCGGCACATGCTGCAGCAGCACCGAAAATGCCAGGTCTCCAAACATGATGGAGAACGCTCCCGCGCAGGCCAGACGCACCACGAATTCCTTTTCGTTGAAGGAGCCATCGAGATTGCGCGGGGGCAGGACGATATAGAGCAGTGCGGCACCGACCATGCCGAGCACGGCCTTGATGCCGTAGATTTTCAGGATGGCAGCGATGCCACCAGCGGATTCTGCTGCCATAACGTGGTTTCCCCTTGTCAGTGTTTTCGTATTCATGTTGTCAGTCCCACAGGCTGATGCTGTCTTGTGCGGTGCTGGGCGCTTCTACCGCTGCTGGTAGCGTGACCATCGTTCCCGCTGGCAGCACGGCCCCCAGGGCGGCCAAGGCGGGATTGAGCGCCAACGTCTGCTCCACATAGCCACTACTGGCGCCCAGGTAGCGAAACACGAGGGCATCGAGGGTGTCGCCCTGCTGGCTGCGCACTTGCATCAGATCAGCTCCACGGTTGCATGCGTGCGGCCGAGAATGTCATTGATCGCCCAATGTCCATTACGGCGCTGCACGTCCGGGGCCGTGTCCATCCATTCCATGTTTTTCTTGTCGGTGAGTGCGCTCGCGGTGGTGTCGTAATCCCGATAGCTCTCGAAGATGTCAGCCTTGGCGAAGCTGTAGACGGCGCGACGATAGTGCGCGACGTACTGGCTTTCACCGTCCACCTTGAGCGCGGGCACCTCTTCCAGCTTCTGGATGCCCTTGGCCAGGTAACTGGCCTGCCATTCACGCAGCAGCCGATTCGTGGTCAGGATCGCGTCCACCAGGGCCGGACGCAGGCGCGCGTCGGTCACGGTCGAATCCAGCCGCATGGCATCCCGCATGGCCGGCATGCTGATGTCGGGGAAAAATCCATCATTAGTGATGGCCTTCACATCGGCCGGCACGGTCGGCCCCGCCGTCACCGGCACGTCGTCGATATAGCTCATGGTGTTGAAGTCATTGGGGGGCGGTGGCCGAGACATCCGACGAACAATGCCGCTTCCGTCTCGGGCCGCCCCTGCGCCGTGGGGTGCTCTTTACTTGGCCGGCTCGGCGAATTTCTTCAGTCGCCGTTCCAGCCGCTCGATTTCCTTCTTGACGCCGGCCGCCTGGTGCAGCTCGCTCGCACGGGTGAGGTGCTGCAGCGAAGCCGTGGCGCGGTCAGCGGTGGCCGCCGTGATGTTCTCGGCATCCACCTGATTGACCAGCTCCAGCAGGGCCAAGCCCAGCGCCTTATGCACCTTGGCGCGTGCTTGGTCGGGGGTATCGGCATTGCCGGTCATGGCCAGCACCTGTTGCAGGATCTCGGCCGCGCGGGCCGGGTCATCCTTCAGCTTGCCGCCCAGGCTGGCGCCCGCGAACTCATCCTGCAGCAACGTGGGCAAGGTGCGGTCGTACCGATCCGGTAAATTGAACTGGTGTTCCAGGGCATAGGCCGAGAGCTGCAGGGCGCGTTCGTAGTCGCCGACATCGATGTGCCACACCAGCACGTTGACCAGCACTTCGTCGTGCGCGCCACGGCCGCCCGCCAGTACGCCATCAATCCAGTCCTGATAGGCCGGCAGCAGGGTGGCCTTCATCTCGATTTTGCGTTCGATGGACTGGATATTGGACAGCGTGCGGCGGTCCTCATGGAGCTTCATCAGCATCAGCTCATAGGCGCTGCCAGTGGTCACGCCGCCCGGCTCGCCGGCGGACGCCGCCAGCTTGCCGAGCATGCGCTCCCGGTGGCGCGCGGCAGGAGATAGGCGGGACATTAGGCGCCGCCCGCTGCCGCGTCCTGCAGCACCACGTTTTCCACCAGGGCGGCCAGGCCCTCGTCCTCGATCACATAGGCGTCATTGGACGATTCATAGTTCTCGATGCGGTCGGCCTTCGGTTCATCGACCACGCGACGACGACGGCCGCCGTTCTGGAAGTAGATCGACAGGTTGTCCAGGCGGGTAATCAGCATGGCATTGGCCGGGAAGGACGGCACGCGCACCGCCGGCAGGCCGCCGATACGCTTCTGGCTGATGATGATGTCTGCGGCCAGGGTCTCGGTCGGCGCCTTGTCCTTGTTGATCAACGGGAAATACTTGTCGTGCAACAATTCACGGCCGACGATGACCACCAGGCCGGTATCGTCCTGATACCACGGGTCCAGATTGGTCACCGCGTCATATACGGCAGCATCGAGGTTCGCATAGTCCGCACCGGCACCACCGCCGATGATCACCTTGCCGGGCAAATCCTGGCCGACCAGGCCCATGACGCGCTGCGGCGAGTTCTCCCGGATCTGTTGCAACCAGCCCTTGTTCACGTCCTGCAGCAGCGGATACTGCGTCAGATTGGTATCCGCCGCGACCTTCACGCCGTTGAAACCGATCATGATGCGGTCCAGCGCCTGGCGCTTCAGGATCGCATTGGCCACGCGGGTCTGGAAGTCTTTGAACTTGGCCCAGGCATCCAGCTTGGCATAGGTGATGTGCGTGTCGAAATTGGTCTTCTCGCAGCGATAGCGGCTGTTGGTCATGGCCGACGCGTCACGGGTGCTGCGGCGCTTGTCGCCGCGCGTGTCGGTGCGGCTGGCGATGGGACCGGACACGCCCAGGCCGATTTTCTCGCCTTCCAGCTCATCGACGCCGATGATGTTGATGCTACCCAGGAATTCGGACGATTCCTGCATCTTGTCTTCCAACTTCTGCTGCACGCTCGGATCCACCGAGAAGGTGGAATGGACGGTACCGCCGGCAACATCGTTGAGCGTCGCCAGGCGCGAAGTGTAGGCGTTATAGGCGGCGCGGGTCTGATTCTTCATGTGTTCTGCTCCAGTGAAATGCGGAAATGGTTTGCTTCGTGGGCCGGCAGCTTAGAACTCGGTCTGCACGGTGCCGCTGTTGCCGCCACCGGTGGCCGGCGGGCGCTGCACGTTGCTCTTGTCGGTCAGGTTGATGCTCTGGCGGAATTGCTCGGCAGCGGTCGATTCGTCGCCCACTCGCTTTTCCAGCTTCTCCAGACGCGCAACGACCTCGGCGACGTCCTTGCCCGCCTGCGCGGCGGACTGCGCGAACTCGCCGACCTTCTCGGCCACAGCGGTCATGACGGCAACCACGTCGGCGTGCTGGGCATCGGCTTTCTTCTCGCCGCCACCGATGCGACTGAACAGTTGCTTGATGGTCTCGGCCACGCTCGGGCCGTCTTCCTCGAATTCGAGCTTGGCCTCGATGGCTTCGGAGAACAGGTTCTCCGGCTTCAGCTTGCGGGGAGTAAAGGGCGAAGCCTTCGGATTGGTGGCCGAGAACTGCAGAATTTCGGTGCCCAGGCTGGCGGGGCTGTCGGTCACGGCCAGGCCGACCAGGTATGAGCTGCCGGTATCAGCGAATTTGTCGGCCAGCTCGATGCTGGTGAAAATCTTCTGACGGTCCTTGTTCATGGCGATCAGTGCGGGCGTCGGTTCGATCTGGGCGAACAGGGCCAGGCGCTTACCGTTCTCGGTGTCGACCTCTTCGGCCTTCACTGCCAGCACATCGCCGTAGGCCTTGAACGGGCCATCAGGAAGCAAGCTGCGCAGATGTTCGACCCACACGCGAGCGCCGTAGGTTTTCACGTTGTAGCTGTCGGCCATCTGCTGGATTTGCTCGCGGCTGATGCTACGGCCGTCGGTGGTCGCGCCCTCGGTCGCGACGCGGAAAAATTTGCTCTTGGTTGCCATGGATTTTCGCGCTCGTTATCGGTTGATCGGATAACGTCATCTTCTGCCGATGGGCGAAATGCATCAATCAAGTGAGGGTTGTTATCGGGGATAGCGACTCGGCAAAGTCCCCGCTACGCGCGCGCGCCGTCTACGCTTGCGGCATGTTAGAAATTCCAGAAGACATCAAGGACAACATCGACCAGGCGACAGAGCCTCGGCAAGTTGCGCGCCGGCTCTACTTCGAGGGCTGGCGCATCTCGTCGATTGCGCGCCATCTGAAGATCAAGCGATCTACCGTCAATAGCTGGAAGCACCGCGATGAATGGGAAAAGGTCTCGCGCCTTGAGCGCGTAGAGATTGCCCTTGAAGCGCGCATAGTGCAACTGATCGCCAAGGAAGTAAAGGGTAATGGCGAGTACAAGGAACTCGACGCGTTGATGCGTCAGCTTGTGCAAGCGGCGCGCGTGCGTCGCTATGAGCAGCCGGGCGGCAACGAAACCGACCTCAATCCCAAGCTCGCCAATCGCAATGCCGGACCGAAGAAGAAACCGGTGCGCAACGAGTTCAGCGAAGAGGCACAGCAGCGCATCGTCGAGGCATTCAACGATTCTCTGTTCGACTATCAAAAGGTCTGGTACCGAAATGGTAGCGAGCGCACGCGCATCATCCTGAAGTCGCGTCAGATTGGCGCGACATGGTACTTCGCGCGCGAAGCTTTGATCGATGCCATCCAGACCGGGCGCAATCAAATTTTTCTCTCAGCCTCGAAATCGCAAGCGCATGTCTTCAAGCAATACATCATCCAGTTTGCAAAGGACGCATGCGGAGTGGAGCTGTCCGGCGATCCTATCGTATTGCCCAATGGCGCACACCTGTATTTCCTCGGCACGAACGCACGAACTGCCCAGGGTTACCACGGCAACTTCTATTTCGACGAGTTCTTCTGGACGCACAATTTCACCGAGCTGAACAAGGTCGCGTCCGGCATGGCCTTGCACAAGAAGTGGCGTAAAACCTACTTCTCGACGCCCTCGGCCACCACGCACCAGGCCTATCCATTCTGGACCGGTGAGGCGTTCAACAAGCGCCGCGCGAAGGGTGAAAAGGTCAACATCGATGTCAGTCACAAGCGCCTGTCATCTGGCTTCACCGGTGAGGACAAGATCTGGCGCCAGATCGTCACGATCATGGACGCGGCGGCCGGTGGCTGCGACCTGTTCGACATTGACGAACTGCGCGACTTCGAATATTCGCCGGACCAGTTCGACAATCTCTTGATGTGTAACTTCATCGACGATTCCGCGTCGGTGTTCCCCCTGGCCGACCTGCAGCGCGGCATGGTGGATTCGTGGGTTGATTGGGATGACTACAAGCCCTTCACGGCACGCCCCTTCGGCCATCGGCCTGTGTGGATCGGCTATGACCCTTCGCTGACGGGCGACAGCGCCGGTTGCTCGGTGATTGCCCCGCCGCTAGTCCCTAGCGGCAATTTCCGCATCCTTGAACGCCACCAGTGGCGCGGCAAAGATTTTGCGGAACAGGCCGCGCTCATCAAGGAAATGACCAGCCGTTACAACGTGCAGTACATCGGTATCGATACCACCGGCATGGGCGTGGGTGTCTTCCCGCTAGTAAAACAGTTCTTCCCAGGTGCCACCGCCATCAGCTATTCGCCGGAAGTCAAAACGCGGATGGTGTTGAAGGCACAAAACATCATCCGCAGTGGCCGCGTGCAATTCGATGCCGGCTGGACAGACATCGCGCAGTCCTTCATGGCCATTCGCAAGATCCTCACGCCAAGCGGCCGCGCTGTCACCTATGACGCCGGCCGCTCGGAAGAAACCGGCCACGCTGACTTGGCCTGGTCCGTCATGCACGCCCTCGACTATGAGCCCTTCGAAGGCACCACCGCTAACAACACATCTTCCATGGAGTTCTTCTGATGAAACACAGAGCACGCCGCCGCGCGGCTGCATCCGACAACACCCTGCCGGCCAAGGTCGAGGCGCCACCGCTAGCCGTTGAGGCATTCTCTTTTGGCGATCCTTCGCCCGTGCTGGAAGGCCGCGACATGCTGGCCGATGTCGAGTGCTACCGCAACGGCGATTGGTACGAGCCGCCCTTGAGCATGGTAGGCCTGGCCAAGTCCTTGAATGCCAGCGTTCATCATGCCAGCGCGATCTGGTGCAAGGTCAATATCTTGGCCTCGACCTTCCAGCCGTCCGCCATCTTGTCGCGCGGCGACTTCACGCGTCTGGCGCTGGACTTTCTGCTGTTTGGTAACTGCTATGCCGAGCGGCGCGAGAGCATGACGGGCAAGCTCTTGAACCTCAAGCCAGCATTGGCCAAATACACGCGCGTGGGTGTGGAGCCAGGGCGGTATTTCTTCGTCAATGGCTGGCGCGATACCTACGAATTCGAGTGGGACGGTATCTGGCACCTACAGGCCCCCGACATCAACCAGGAGGTGTATGGGGTGCCGCAGTACGTGAGCGCACTGCAATCGGCTTGGCTCAATGAATCCGCAACTCTCTTCCGCCGGCGCTACTACCTCAACGGCTCGCATGCGGGCTTCATCCTATACATGACCGACACGGCCAGCAACGTCAATGACGTGGACAAGCTGCGTGAGGCGATGCGCAACAGCAAAGGGCCGGGCAACTTCCGCAACCTGTTTGTGTATGCACCAGGCGGGAAGAAAGATGGCCTGCAGATCCTGCCGGTCTCCGAGATCGCTGCCAAGGACGAGTTTTTCAACATCAAGAACTGCACCCGTGACGACGTGCTGGCCGCGCATCGGGTACCGCCGCAGTTACTCGGGACCATGCCCAACAACACTGGCGGATTCGGCGATGTGACGAAGGCTGCTGCCGTCTTTGGCTGCAACGAGATTGAGCCGTTGCAGGCGCAGTTCCTTTCCTTGAACGAGTGGGCCGACCAAGAGGTGGTCCGGTTCCGTCCCTATCAGCTTCCTAGCAATGAGGGTAAATAACCATGAGCGATCACGCCGACAACGCGGACAGCCGCATCTATCGTACTATCGCGGCCGGCCTGGCCGCAGCAAGACGAGCGCCAGCGCTGCAGCCTGACTGCCGCTGCCATTTCTGCGATGAGCCCGTAGCCGTTGAGCTGCTGTTTTGCAATATGGACTGTCGTGATGACTATCAGCGCGAGGCAACTGCTCTGCAGCGCGCCGGCCGGCGCAACAGCTGAATCAAAGGTGGAAAAGGAAAAAGGCCTCGCAGCAAACACTACGAGGCGAAGATGCAACACTAGAGGTATTCTCTTGTTGCACCAGGGGATACCCCGAAATGGGGGCACGCGAATGTAACACATGGGATGCCAAATTACACCGGTCGAATGAGAATCCTTGATTTAAACTGAGCAATGCAATAGATTAAGAACGCTACTCCGAACTGTCATGTTTGGATCGAGCCCGCTACCGCATGGTGGCGGGCTTTTTTTTTGAAAGCGTATTCGCGGCGCGTACGCAAAACCATGCAACTATAAGCGAATGCCCTGGCAAGGCGGGCAGTAGGATGTATCGAACCATCGCCGCCCACCGGGCCGCCGCACGGCAGGGGCCCGCATTGCTGCCGGATTTCGCCGCCACTTTCGCGATGAAACGGTGGATACGGAGTTTCCGTTCTGCAATTCCAATTGTCGTGACGATCTCGAGCGGCTCGCAAATGCCACGCAGATTAAGACCCATGAGATTTTTCTCGCGTGCCGGGATCGACTCTTTCGCCTTAGCGCTTATATCCCTGAACTGACGCCAGTTTTCTTCGACTTCTGTAAATTGCGATTCCCGCGACGCGAGATCTTCAAGTGAAATACCTGCGATTTCGGATCATAATAAAAACAGCCAATAATGCCCTGAAGGGCAAGTAGCCAAAAGAGGGGGAGACAGATCATGCTAGAGAGAACTCGCACTCTACTAATCGTTGAGGACGACAAAGATGTGCGCGCTATTTTTGCAGAGCTTTTCGCGCAAGAAGGCTATCACGTACTGGAATCCTCAAACGGAGCTGAAGCGTACGACACGCTGCTTGGCGTCGGCGTTAAGGTGGATGCCATTCTCACCGATCTCCGAATGCCGATCATGAATGGCCTGGAGCTTGCGATCAAGATCAAGAATGACCCGCATTTTTCTTCTACGCCCGTGGTTCTGCTGAGCGCGACTCCGATGCAGAACTCTTGGGAGGCAAGGAGAATCTTTGACGCGCTGCTGGTGAAACCGTGCCCCCTATCATTGCTCCTTTCCACCATCGAGGCGGTTCAGCCCTCAGATGTGAATATCGCATTGCAGGGCGGACATGAAGCTGCTTTTCGCTAA